CACGGTATCGGCAAGTCGGCGCTGGTGTCCATCCTGATCCTGTTCATCATGAGCACCAGACCCTTCGCCAAGGGGATCGTGACGGCCAACACCGGTGACCAGTTGAGGACGAAGACCTGGGGCGAGTTGGCCAAGTGGAAGTCGCTGTGCATCACCGGCCACTGGTTCGAGTTGAACTCAGGAAAAGGGTCGCTGTCGATGTTCCACAAGTCGTGGCCTGAGACATGGAGGGTGGACGCCCAGACGTGTCGTGAAGAGAACAGTGAAGCGTTCGCGGGTCTGCACTCAGCCACATCCACCCCTTTCTATGTATTCGACGAAGCCTCTGCTGTGCCAGACAAGATCTGGGAGGTAGCAGAAGGCGGTCTGACCGACGGTGAGCCACTGTTCGCTGCGTTCGGTAACCCTACCCGTAACACTGGTGCGTTCTCTGACAAGTTCGGCAGCGGCCTGTGGCACAAGTTCAAGATTGACTCACGCACTGCGCGGATGCCCAACAAGAAGCTGATTGATGAGTGGATCAATGAGCATGGCATCGACAGCGACTTCGTAAGGGTGCGGGTGCGCGGCGAGTTTCCTCGCGCTGGCGACATGCAGTTCATCCCAGGTGACGTGGCAGCTCAGGCTCGCCGCCGTGCTCCTGGTCTCTATCTGCAGGATGACCCGCTGATCGCTGGGGTGGACGTGGCCAGAGGCGGCGACGACAACTGCGTCATCCAGTTCCGCCGTGGCAAGGACGCGAAGAGTGACAAGACCTACGTGATCCCCGGCGAGAAGTCGCGTGACTCGATGGTCGTCATCTCCAAGCTGATCATGATCTTCTCCAGGCACAAGCCCAACCACATCTTCGTGGACGAGACCGGTATCGGTGGACCCATCGTGGACAGGCTCAGGCAGCTTGGGTATCCAGTCACCGGGGTGCACTTCGGTGGCACGGCTGACGACGAGAAGAAGTTCAAGAACAAGACCGCTGAGATGGGGTGGCATTGCCGCCGATGGCTCATGGACGGGGGTGCTATCCCCAACAACGGGCAGCTTGAGAAGGAGCTGACCTCGCGTGAGTTCTACCACGACGACAAGGACAAACTGGTCCTGGAGCGCAAGAAGGACATGAAGAAGCGGCTGGGGTACTCACCCGACTGGGCTGACGCACTGTACCTGACGTTCGCTCAGGAGGTTCCATCGCTGGACTTCGGTCGCATGGCGCAGGACATGAGTGCCATCGGTGTGAACCCCAGAGCAGCAGGGGACTATGATCCGATGGACAACGTGTAGTATGATTCACCAACTATTAGCGAAAAGGGCTAAGTCATGCCACGCAATTTGACCGGATTGGAGCTTGCGATCCTCGAAGGAGCACTGTCAGCCGGTGAGACAGTGGAGTCTCTTTCGCAAAAAGCGGGCGTATCGGCCAATGATCTGCAGAACGTGTTTGGTATGTCGGGCCTGAGCCTACCATCAGCCACTGCTGCGAAGATCACCGCTGAGGAACAGACGGCTTACTCTGCCGCACTAAGATCGGATGTCAGTGCAGCAATGCTGCCGAGCATCTACGGGTTCAGCAGCGAGTCCATGCTGGGCAGATTGAACGAAGCGCAACTGCGTATCCCGCTGACCAGCTCCGAGATGGACGCATTCAACATCGCGCAGAGTGAAGGCTTGACTGTGGACCAGGCTGCGACACGTTTCGGTGTGAGTACCGACTATGTGAATACTGGTTTGGGTGCTGCTGAGTTGAGCCTGAATGGCAAGAAGCCGGTGACGACACCGAAGATCGGCAGCGACAATCCAGCGAATGCGTTCGGACAGATGCCTGACTACAACCAGATGTCCAGCATCTTCGGGCAGATTCCACAGATCCCGTCACTGCGAATGGTGATGAAGAATTCAAAGCGGCAAGCTGATCCGAACTGGAAAGGCACTACCGACACGATCTTGACCAGCGGCCAAGGTTTGACGACCGACGCAAACATCAGCGTAAAGACTTTGCTGGGGACATGAGATGGATGACGAGCTGAAGAGTTACAACAACCGACTGCAGGCGCTGCGAACCGAGCGAGATCCCTGGATGGGCTACTGGGGTGAGCTGTCGGACAACGTGCTGTTCAGCCGTGGCAAGGCACTGACGAAGCAACGCGGTCGCCCTGTCCGTAACACCAAGCAGTACAACAATACACCCAGGATCGCGGCACGCATCCAGCAGTCGGGCATGATGGCTGGAATCACTTCACCAGCGCGTCCTTGGTTCAAGGTCACCACCAGCGACCCGATGCTCAATGAACGTCGCACCGTGAAGGACTGGCTGCACATAGTGCAGAGTCTGATGAACGAGGTGTTCAGCCACTCGAACGTGTACAACTGCTTGAACACGATCTACGGTGACCTGGGGACGTTCGGCGTTGGTGCTATGGGGGTGTATGAGAACTACAGCTCCGTGATCCGCTGTTTCAACTACCCCATCGGCAGCTACATGTTGTCCCAGGGTCCAGACTATGAGATCGACACGTTCTACTATGAAGGCGTGAAGACAGTCTCCCAGTTGGTGAAAGAGTTCGGTCTTGAGAACGTCAGCACCAGTACACAGAACATGTGGAAGCGTAATCAGACTGAGACTCTGGTTGAGTACGTGCATGTCGTGGAACCGAACGATGACCGTGACCAGCTCTCACCACTGGCCAGTGACAAGAAGTTCCGCTCCAGGTATTACGAGCTGGGAACGCAGAGCAAGAAAGCTGAGAAGATGCTTCGCAAGTCCGGGTTCGATACGTTCCCCATCATGACCCCGCGATGGGACGTGTCTCCTGACGCAGCCTACGGTGATGACTGCCCCGGCATGACTTGCCTGGGTGACTGTAAAGCACTTCAGCTCGGTGAGAAGCGCAAGTATCAAGCGTTGGACAAGTTGGCCAACCCACCCATGCAGGGTGACGCCACCGTGATCAGCAAGATCAAGGATGGGGTACTGAACCCCGGTGACCTGATCGCCATCGGCCAGAACCAGATGGAGCTGAAGTCAGTTTATACGAACTTCCAGCCGCGTCTGGACTATGTTCAGGCGATTCAGAAGGAAGTGGAGCAGCGCATCAACACCAGCTACTTCGTTGACCTGTTCCTGATGATGGCCAAAAGCGACCGACGCGAGGTGACTGCCCGCGAGATCGCTGAGAAGCATGAAGAGAAGCTGCTGATGCTGGGTCCAGTGCTGGAGCGTCTGCACACCGAGCTGCTGGATAAACTGATTGATCGCACGTTCGACATCATGCAGCGCAACGGCATGTTACCACCGCCCCCTCGTGAGCTGGCCAACATGGAGCTGAACATCGAATATGTCAGCGTGATGGCTCAAGCGCAGCGGATGGTTGGTATCAGCGCAGTGGAGCGCACCATCGGGTTCGTGGCGAACATCAGCCAGATGTGGCCAGAAGCGCGTCACAAGGTCGATGCGATGCAGGCGGTGGATGAGTACGCTCAAGCGGTGGGGATCAACCCGCGTGTGGTCCGTCCTGATGAAGAGGCCAATGAGATCGTTGCTGCCGAGCAGCAGGCAGCAGCACAGCAACAGCAGATGGCTATGCAGGCTGAAGCGGCGAAGACCATGAAGGATGCCTCAGCAGCCACTGTCACCGACGAGAACGCCCTCGGTGTCATGCTGCGTAATGCAGGGTTGCAATAATGACCGAGCGAGTCAGAGAACAGATTGAGCTTGACGACGTGATGCGTACACCGTCGGGCAGAGCAGTGCTTCTCAGGGTACTTGAGAAGACGGGGTATTTTGACAGTACGTTCAATAAAGATCCGATTCAGATGGCTGGGTTTTCCGCCAAACGAGAAGTCGGTACGTGGCTGGTAGACGAGATGTCTTCAGCCAACAACGGGCAGTTCATCAACATCATGAAGGAAAAGTATCATGGCTGAAGCAGCAACAGGTGAAGCAGGTGCGACCCCTGCAGAGAATCAATCAACACCCCAGGAAGGAGGTGTTGGTACTGGTACGGGCGACGGTGTGTTGCTCGGTGGCGATGGCGACGGGGGAAGCCCTGGCAGCGTTGCAGGAAAGACTGATGAAGCTGTGGCAGCTACTGGTGCCCCAGAATCCTATGCTCAGTTCGAGTTTCCTGATGGAGTGACACTGGAAGCGACTAGACTGGAAGAGTTGAAGGCTCACTACAAAGAGCTTGGACTCACCCAGGAACAGGCGCAGAAAGCGGCTATCCGTGAGGCGACAACAATCAAAGCAGGACTGGAAGCACAGACTGCAGCAGTGACTCAGTTACGAGAGAGCTGGGTGAATGCAGCCAAAGTTGACGCTGAGATTGGTGGCGATGGGTTTGAACAAAACCTTGCCGCAGCCAGACTCGGACTGAGCAAGTTTGGAACTCCTGCACTCAACGAGTTCCTTCGCACCTCGGGGGTAGGGAGCCACCCTGAAGTGATTCGTGTGTTCACTCGGATAGGTAATACTTTGAAGGAAGACCAGCCGACACCCGGTGGCGGTGGCGTTGCTCCTGAGAAGAAAGACCTGGCCACCCGTATGTATTCGACATCTGCCAACTAAGGAGTAACTTATCATGGCTACAATTGGCGCAACCTATTTCAACCTGATCGACCTGTACAAGAGCATGAATCCCGACGGCGTGATTGCCGACGTGATTGAAATGCTCGCTCAAATGAACCCGATTCTCGATGACGCGATGGCCGTCGAGTGCAACAACGGGACCAACCACATCCACACGGTGCGTACTGGCTTGCCAGACGTTGCTTGGGGTCGCCTGTACAAAGGTATCCCGAACAGCAAAGGACAGAAGGCGCAAGTGACCGACACGACCGGTTTCGTGGAAGGTCTGAGCACCATCGACGACCGCATTCTGAAGTTGGCCGGTGACAAGTCGGCTGCGGTGCGTCTGTCTGAAGCGAAAGGTTTCCTGGAATCTCTGAATCAGGAAATGGCTACTCGCATGTTCTATGCCAACAGTGGCACTGACCCAGAGCAGTTCATGGGTCTGGCACCTCGTTTCAACAGCTTGTCTGCTGCCAACGGCAACCAGATCATTGACGCCGGTGGCACTGACTCCGACAACACGTCCATCTGGTTCGTGACATGGGGCGATGAACAGTGTCAACTGCTGTACCCGAAAGGTACACAGGCGGGGGTGCAGCGCGAAGACATGGGCAAGCAGCGTGTTCTCGATAGCGACGGCAACCCTTACTACGCGATGGAAGAGAAGTTCACCTGGCACATGGGTCTGGCTGTCAAAGACTGGCGCTATGTGGCACGTATCGCCAACATCGACGTGAGCAACGCCGCTGCCGGTTCAGTAAAGTTGTATGACTTTATGCGTAAGGCGTACTACAAGCTGCAGAACCGCCGCGTGGCTGGTGGTCGTCTGGCCATCTACATGAACCGGGACATGATGGAAGTTCTGGATCGTCTGGCCCACAACGCAGGTGCGGCTGACAACTTCACCCGTCTGCGCCCGATGGAGATCGAAGGTAAAGAAGTGCTGACGTATCGCGGTATCCCGATCCGTGAAACTGATGCACTGGTGAACACTGAAGCGCGAGTAGTGTAATCGCGCTTTACCCACCAACAATCATTCATTTGAAAGACGGAGAAGATCATGATTCTTGACGCAACAACCCTGTTGTCTGATGACCAGGCAATTACCGCAACAGCCCGCAGCACCAATGTCATTGACCTCGGTGCCCCTGATCGACCCTACGGCGCTGCCGCAGTGATCAACCAGGACGTAGGCAAAGGCAATGCGATCCCTCTGCTGGTGCAGGTGACAGCTACATTCGCCACTCTCACCAGCCTGACGATCACAGTTGAAGTTTCTGCCAACGCAGATCTGTCCTCTTCAGTAGTGCTCTCCAGCACAACTGTCGCGGCGGCTTCGTTGGTGGCGGGTTACCAACTGCCGATCCAAGTCGTTCCTCACGGTGCCAACCGTCGATACCTTGGTGTTCGTTACACTGTTGCTGGCGACAATGCCACAACAGGTAAGATCACTGCAGGCATCTCGATGGGCAACCAAACCAACGTCACAGGTTAATCTGTGAGTCAGGGGTCACTGCAGCAATGTGGTGACCCCTTCATTCAATTCGCTTCCTTATCAGGAGAGATGTAAAATGCCTCAGTATCGAGCAAAACAGTTTGGTTTCTTTGGTGGCTGCACCTATGGTCCCAATGAAAAAGAAGGTCGCAGGATCGTCACCACGTCGGAGCCGCTGAAAAAGGTCCCGAGCTGGCTGGAACTGATCACTGAAGACAAGCCGAAAGGCGGCAGGAAAGGCGGTAAGAAGGATGGCGAGGTAGCGGGTGATGCCCCTCCTGCCCCTGAAGCGGCAGGCACTGACCCTGTGTCATTCATCTCCGATGCTGACACGAAAACAGACGAACCCGAGACCCTGTGAGGTAGATCATGGCCGAAGTCGAGATCAAGAAAAAGCAGGACACCCACCCCGGTGAACTCTGCTGCAGCGAAGAGTATTACCCTTGGGGTACTTCGCTTGAGTTCGAGGGTGATGTGCTGGACGGGCTTGGGATCTTCGACAATGTGGCGGTTGATCAAGAAGTCCAGATCATCGCCACAGCCAAGGTCACACGGAAGAATGAAAATACTTCTTCCGATCAGGACGGCGAGGAAGTTCGCAGATCACTCAGTCTGCAGCTTGTCAAAGTCAACATTCCTGCACCAGCAGCAACGAGTCTGAGTGACAGACTCTATCGAGGTTGACCATGCCTTCAGTCGTTGAAATTTGTAATCTTGCTCTTTCTCAAATCCGATCAGGCAGCATCAACTCGCTGGAAGATCCGAGCGTCCAAGCGCAACAATGCAAGCTGCATTATGCTTCGGCCAGAGACAAGGTGCTTTCTGACTTCGACTGGGGGTTCAACAACTCAACCAAGGCTCTGCAGTTACTGACTGGAAGAGTCTTCGGTTGGGCATTCGCATGGCAGTATCCGAATGATTGTCTGCACATTAACAGACTCAGACGAGATGAAGAAGATGTGGAACCGGATTCAAACCGCGCTCGTCTTGACCCTCGCCTTCAACTCCTGAATCAAACCAGCCGAGTCGATTACGCCATTAAATACCTTGATGGTCAGAAAGTGATCGTCACCAATGAAAATAATCTGTACATGGACTACCGAGCGAAAGTGACAGATGTGACTTTATACAGCTCAGACTTGAGAATGGTCATTGCCTATCTACTCGGAGCACATTTGGCTATCTCCCTCGCGGGCATGAAAGATGGGCGTGTGATGCGTGCTGATCTGATGGCTATGTATGACGCATTCCAAAGAGAAGAGAAAGCCGAAGCAGCCAATCAGAGACAGAGCATCCCCACAGAAAGCGAATACATTACCGTCAGAGGCTGACATGGCAGATCAAACGATTCAGCGTTCTTTCACAGGGGGTGAGATTGCCCCTGGTCTGCGTGCCCGCGCTGATACAGACCTCTACTCGAAGTCAGTAGCGGCGTGTGTCAACTTCATTGTTAGGGCGCAGGGTGGAGCTGATACTCGCCCAGGCACTCGGTTCATCGCTGAACTGGACGACATGACTAAGCGTGGTCGTCTGATCCCCTTCTCATTCAACACTACCCAGACTTACATACTCGTGTTCGAGCACCTGCTCATGCGAGTAGTGAAAGATGGAGGGTTGGTTGTTGATGGTGCTGGTCCTGCTTTATTTGAGCTGGTCACCCCTTACACTGAGGCACAACTGTCCAGGTTGATCTTCGTGCAAGACGCAGACACCATGACCATTACTCACCCGAGTCATGACCCAGCAGTGCTCAGTCGTATTGACCACGATGACTGGACACTGGCTGCGATCAACTTCGCCTCTGCTGTCTCGGTCCCCACTGGTCTAGCTGCTGCTACTGTGGGGTCAGGGCACGGGGTGTCGAAGACATACAAATACGTGATCACAGCGGTCGATGACGAAGGGGTAGAGTCTCTTCCGACCGCTCAAGTGTCTATCACCATTGGTGCGCTATCAGTAACCGCAGGTGTCAGACTCACTTGGACTGCTGTTACTGGAGCACAAGGCTACCGGATATACAAAGACCCTTCAGATGGGAGTGGAGTGTATGGTTGGATTGGCGATTCAAAAACTCTTCAGTTTGATGACTTCAATTTTTTCCCCATCACCAGTGATTCTCCGCCCAGAGACAATCAGCCGTTCTCCAGCTCAGGAAGAAAGCCGTCATGTGTCGGTTACTATCAGCAGCGTCAAGTGTTTGCCAACACGTCGGTCGAGCCGCAGAAGGCATTCGCTTCGCAGTCGGGGATTACGAATTCGATGCGATACTCCGAGCCGTCCAGAGATGACGACGCGATCTTCTTCACGATCAAAGCGAGACAAGTAAATGAGATCCGTCACATTGTGTCCTTGGACGCCTTGATCTTCCTGACCAGTGGTGCAGAGTGGCGCATCACCGATGGGCAGGATCAGGTACTGACACCATCCACCCTGGGTGCGAAGATCCTCACCTATTGGGGTGCGTCATGGTGTGCACCAGCAGTGGTCGGTGACTCTGTAATCTTCGTTCAAGAGAAAGGCAACAAGATCCGTGACCTTGGGTATGAGGTCAATTCATCCTTGTACCGAGGCAATGAACTCAGCGTCATGGCCAACCATTTGTTTGAAGGGTATGTGATCGAAGAGATGACCTACTGCTCCGAACCTTTCGGTGTTCTGTGGTGTGTGCGTGACGACGGTATTCTGTTGGGGATGACCTATCTGCGAGAGTACGGTATCTGGGCGTGGCACCAGCACACCACCGATGGCGAGGTGGAGTCTGTGGCGTCCATTGGAGAAGACGGGCGTGATGCACTGTACATGATAGTCAAGCGCACAATCGGTGAGACTGACGTTCGTTACATCGAGCGCATGGAGCCACGCACACTGACCTCAGCAGCCGATGTGTTCTGCGTGGACTGCGGTCTGAGTTACGACAGCACCCCTGAGACTGAGTTCACTGGACTGGATCACCTTGAAGGAATGAGTGTGGTGGCTGTGGCCGATGGTAACTTGGTGGCCAACCTCACAGTCACCTCTGGTGCGGTAACGCTCCCAGAAGAGGCGTCAAAGGTCGTCGTGGGTCTACCCTACACCTGCACCATTGAGACCTTGGATCTTGACGTGCAGAGCATGACGCAATCACTGCGTGCTGCTGAGATCTCGGTCTCCGAAGTGCAGCTTGAAGTCTACAAGTCCAGAGGCGGATGGGTGTCAGGGAAAAATGATGACGGAACATACAGTCAAGCGATGGAGATTGCACCGCGCTTTGACTCTGACGGTTACGACGCCATTGCGCTGAAAACATTCAAGCAGAGTGTTATCATCCAGCCAGGTTGGGCGAAGTCTGGCGGTCTGAAGATCGAACAGCGAGACCCGTTCCCAATGACAATACTCTCAATCGTTCCATCGGTTGACATCAGTTGAGGTTGACATGCCACTCATAGGTTTAGTTTCGGCGGCAGTCGGGGCAGCATCTGCGATTAAAGGCGGAAGAGATGCGAAGAAGGCTGCGAAAGATGCGGCTCGGGCTTCCATTGCTGAAGCCATGCAGCGCAAACAGGTAGCTGAGTACAACGCTACAGTGCTGAGAGAGCAGGCCACTCGCTACCGCAATGAGATGGTGAACCGACTGAAGGAGTCATCCTCGATCAATGTCGGGCGACTGACTGAAGACTTCGACATCAACACCTTCAGACTCAATGAAGCATACAACCTGAACGTCAGCCGCCTGAGTCAGAGTGCAGACCGCGACACGTTCCGCACGGTGGGCGACACAGTAACCGGTGTGGCCAGGACACAGGAGGATGCGCTTCTCAGCTCAGCCAGAGTGCAGGAGGTAGCTGACACCACCGTTCGCAGACTTGAGCGTGACGCCACGCAGGAGATCGTCTACGGTGCCGAGGATGAAAATCAGGTTCGCAGGTTGGCCGCTGAGTCTATTTCAGCCACCCGAGCGTTCTATGGTGCACGAAACATTGTCATCGACTCTGGCACCCCAGCAGCTCTGCAGGTGGACGCTGCCCGCATGGGTGAGGTTGACGCTCTGCGAGTTCGCAGGAACTACAGGATCAAGGCTGAGGCGCTTCTGGAGCGTGCAGCCGATGTCAAGCGTGATGCGCTCTGGCAGATCGGAGACATCAACCGGGTCGCCGCGTACTCGGTCACTGACATCCGCAAGGAAGGTGGCCGGAACCTGGAAGACATCATGCTCACCACAGGGCAGCAGATCCAGGACATGACTCGTGACTGGGGCTACAACATCAGTGACACCAAGCGAGTGACTGACCAGCAGATCGCTGACATCGGTCGTAACCTCGGCTATGACTTGAGCGACACCGAGTATGAGGCGACGAAGCTGGACCAGCAGGCAGCACTGGTGATTCTCCAGGGTGACGCCGATATGGCAGCAGGACTCAACCGTGCCGACGCCTACAAGACAGCAGGCGATAACGCCATGACTCAAGGTTACCTCAAAGCTGCCGCCTCGGTGATCTCGCAGGTTGACCCTAAGTGGCTACAGAGATCCACTCCAGCGCCAGTTTCTACATCACAACCATCGTATGTGAGACCATGACATGCCGACAGTAATCTATAACCCACAGATGACATCGAGCGCAGCAGCGCCAGCAGCCCGTTCCATTGGTGGCCCTGGACCTATGCAGCAGAACGCACCATCTGACGCCTTCGGTGTGGCTCCAATCAACCCTACTGCAGTAGCACAGGGTATCGGGAATGTCGCACAGGGTATCGGTCAGTTGGGTGTGGCTGTCGAGAAGTTCCGCATCCGCGCTGCCACCACCGAGGCTGAAGAGGCGTTGGTGAACTTCGAGCGTGAGAAGAACATCCAGTTTTTTGATCCGAAGAACGGGTACTTCAACACTCAGGGTCGCACCGCATATGACAACGCGCAGCCTGCAGTGGAGAACCTGACGAAGCTGAAGCAGAAGTACGCCGACACACTGACCAGTGAAGAGTCCCGGCAGATGTTCAACACTGCCTCTGACGCCCAACTGACTCGTGCTCAGCAGGATGTCATGCGTCATGCTTCAGCGCAGTTCAGCGCCTGGGAGACTGCTACACTTGAGGCTCGCATCGAGAACACTGTGGAGAACGCAGCCCTGTATTGGAATGACCCGTCGGCAAGGGCAACCCAGTTGGAAGTCGGTCGCCAGGTAGTGCTGGACGTGGGTGCAGCCAGAGGACTCGGACCAGAAGCGATTGCCGAGAACCTGCAGACCTACAACTCCCAGTTCGCCACAGCCACCATCGGTGCAGCTCTGAACGTCAGCGCGGCAGCAGGGCAGCAAGCGTTGATGGAGAACAAGGAGCTGCTGGAGGCACCTGACCTCATGCGCGTGCAGACTGAGATCGACAAGCGATTGATCACCGAACGTGAGCAGATGTTGTCTGACACAGCGGTGAACGTCGCCGGTGAACTCGTGTCTCAGTTCGGGGACATGACCAGCGCCAGATCAATCATCAACAGTCAGATCGAGGCTATCGAAGATCCTGAGCTGCGTAGTCGCACTATGCGTGAGGCTGACTACCAGCTCGGCTTGCGAATCAAGGCGAACTCAGAGGCGCAGGGTGCAACCTTCGAGGTGGCTGAGAAGTTCGTCACAGGTGGTGGCTCCGTGGATCAATTCATCGCAGCCAACCCGCAAGGCTGGGAGATGATGACTGCCGCCCAGCAGCGCAAACTGCGATCCGGCGAGATCGTCACAACCGACTGGAGAACCTTGTCAGGGCTGCTGAACCTTCCCACGGAGGATCTGGCCAGGGTGAACCCTGCAGAGTATTACGACAAACTGTCAGAATCAGATCGCAGAGTGCTTGATCAAGCGGTGCGCGGTGCCATCACCGGTGATGCGTCTGGTCAAGCAGGCCGCTCCCGTGCCGCTGAGGTCACATCCAGAATCACCAGACTCTTCGGTGACGATAAGGACTGGAACAAAGACGAGATGGCACAGGCTGATTCCTTCTACTCGCTGATCACTGCTGAAGCGACGTACCGTGAACAGCTCAAAGGGTCACCGCTGTCACCGCAGGAGTTCACGACGATCCTGGATGACTTGTCGCGTCAGAAGGTCATAGAGAAGCCGTGGTGGAGAGATGACACCCTGACCATTTCCGATGTCCCCGCACAGGAGATGACGGACGTGAGTACGATTCTGCGAAGGAACAACCAACCAGTTACCGGTGACAACATCATTGAATTGTATCGCCAACGTGAGAGAATGCGTGAAGCAGGAACCTTGCCAGCAGCAGGACAGGCAGGAGAGTCTGCATCAATCTACACCAACGCCTTCGGACCCTTGCGAGGCGGTTACCGATAATGAGTAAAACAACATGGCAAGCGACAACGAGATCTATGATTTTTCCAAGCTGACTCAACGCAGGGAAGAACCAACATTCACCCCTCTCCCGATGGTCATGGAAGAGGCAGCAAAAACCAATCCAGCACAGTACGCCGAGTCCTCGCGGATCTCGCGGCTGACTGGCTTGCCCATCGAAACAGTTCAGGCTGATCTGCCCAGATCCCGTGCCCAGGCCAAAGCGGTTGAGTATGACTTCACCGGGTTGGTGCAGCGCAGCCCAGTCACCGGTGAATTCCTCAAGTCCTACAAAAACTCTGTCTTCGCGCAGAATGATGTCATGACACTCGAAGACATCGAGCGCGTGTACAACGAATCAGCCAACCGCACCTCAGCCACAGCGAACGTCGCGGCAGTGGGTCGGGCTATCCCTGGTGGACTTTTCCAAGGTATCGGGCTTGGGACATCAGGTATCGGCACAGGTATTGAGATCGGCGGTAGAACAATCCAGAAGGTCGCAGACTTCCTGCTGCCTGAAGCGGCTGATCGGTTCATCTGGGAGAACCCTGCAGACAAGTATCTGGAAGCGGTTGACCCAGCAGCGTTCCTCCGTGCACGCGGTGAGGGCACCCAGCAGCTCGGTCAGATGATCCGTGGGACCGAGGCACAGTCGATGGCCACCGACATTGCAGGTGGCGTCGGACAGATGCTCGGCCAAGCGGTGATGCACATCTTCGCTCCACAGCTCTCTGGTGCAATGATGCTCGGTCAAGGTATCGAGCAGCAGCGTGAACGTCAGGAAGCCACCGGTACCTATGCTCAAGACGGCATGGCTGATCTGGCGTTGGCCACCGGTGGTCTGGCCACACTCGCATTGGAGAAGACCGGCATCGAGTCGATGCTGGAGCGCATTCCACCGAACATCAGGAACGACCTTGCCCGCAACCTTGCTGACGTGTTCATCGCAGGCGGCATCGAAGGGGTTCAGGAAGTCGTTGAAAGTGTCACCCAGTCGCTGATCGAGCGAGCCAGCACCAACGCTGACGCACCGCTCCTGGAGGGCGCTGTTCAAGAAGGCGCTGTGGGCTTTGGTGTCGGTGCCATTGTGCGCTCACTCATCCTCACAGCCACCCCTGGACGACTCAGCGATGTCATCACACACGAGCAAGAAGTCGTGCAGCGTGGCCAGCAGGATCTGAACACACTGGACAACCTGAGCGAGCTGATCGGCAACATGGAGCTGAGACAACTCAGTCAAGAATCCTTCCACGAGTTCGTCAGCCGACTGAATGCTGACGGCAGCACCCATGTGTACATCGACTCAGCGCAGCTTGATCTGTATCTGCGCGAGCAAAAGAACAAGGCTATCCCTGACCCCGCGTTGATTCTGTTATCCGAGCAGGCAGACGAGGCGCGAGCGTTAGGGGTGGCCGTCACTATTCCAATTCAGGACTTTGCCACAGTCGTTGCTGCCACACCGCACTATGACGCGCTGCGTGAGGCGATGACCCTGAGTGCTGACGCTACCCCTGTCTACCGTCAGAAACAGGCTGAGTTTGAAGCTGAGAACTACATGACGCTGCTGGTCAAGCAGGCGCAGGAGAACGTCAGTCAGTACGCTGAAGCACAGAACATTTACGAAAGCGTCAAGCAGCAGTTGATTGACTCTGGTCGTGTGAGCCGACGCAACGCCTCGGTGATGGCACAGATCGTGCCAGCCTGGGCGACCGTGTACGCGCAGCAAACAGGCAAGAGCATCGCTGAGGTCTACGCTGAGTCGGGTCTCACCGTGGTGGGGCCACAGACAGGCAAGAAGCAGTCGTTGGCTGAGCGAGCTGTGAGCGCGGTGAAGGACGTGTTCGGCATGGGTGAGCCAGTGGCTCAGGTTCAGCCGGATGAGTATCAGGTTCCTGAGTCTGACATTTCAGCACTGAACCAGGCTCGTGTGACAGGGTACTCTGGCCAGGACGCAGGTGAGAGTCGGTCATGGTTGCGAGCTGTCGAGAAGTTCGGACCAGAAGGCATGACCACCGAAGCACGAATGGCTCGTGCGCGTGAGCAGGGGTTCACAGAGATTCGGTTTAAGGGAATGTACCCTTATGACTGGACCCAGGAGGGTGAACCTGAAATCACCAGTATTCAAAGGTCAACAGCTTTCCCGTCTTTCGGCGGCACTGATGGAGATGTTGAAGGTATAGCTGGGTTCATGACGATTGACCCTGAAGTGGCCAGCCGTTTCGCTGGAGTCATGGGGCAGGGCGCTGTTTACCCGCTGATGTATCGACCCGGTAAAGTTTTGGAGATAGATGCGGAAGGTAAAGCAGCCGGTGATATTCAATTCGGTGAAAGCGGTCAGCCGTTCCGAGATTCCGTGCGGTCCGGTGAATATGACACGATTGTAATCAAGAACACCGCAGACGAAGGTGATGTCACAGTAGCACTTGACCCCAGCAACATTCGCTCAGTCAACGCAGCATTCGATCCAGACAGCAATGAGTCTGCGGATCTGCTCGCCCAATCCGCCTTCCACGGCACCCCGCACCGCTTCAGCAGGTTCAGCCTGTCAGCAGTCGGCACCGGTGAAGGTGCTCAGGCTTATGGTTGGGGGTTGTACTTTGCCCAGCGCAAGGAGATTGCTGAATGGTATCGGGATGAGTTGGTTGCCAGAAACAATTATTCATTAGTTAAATCGAATGGTGAAAAGTTCACATACAAAAATCCAGGACCAGAGTCTTTTGCTGAAATCTATTTGATCACAGCTCGCGGGGACTATGCTGCCGCAAAGAAAGAGATATTGGAGTTGGTTGATAGAACAACTCGATCTCCGCAAATGTATCTTGATTCTGTTGCTGTATTGGAGCAATGGGAGTCTGAAGGGGTCGTTGCGTCGTCAGGGGTAGAAGGTCAACTGTATCAAGTCAGCATCCCCGAAGAGTCAGAGTTGCTGGATTGGGATGCCCTCATTGAAGAACAGCCAGCAAGAGTAATCGACGCACTTAAATCTAGTGAGTATTGGCAATACGCAGAAGAAAGAATTGAAGACAAGGCTGCTTCATCGAGTCGAAACCCGACTGGACGCGACATCTATCGTGATCTTCTTGATGACATGGAACCGCACGAAGCGTCGTTGTTCTTGAACTCTCTCGGTATACCTGGACTCAAGTATCTCGATGGGAACAGTAGGCGAGCGTTTGGTAACACCACATCCAACTACGTCATCTGGGACGAGACCCGCGTCACCGTCGAAGCAGTGAACGACCAGAAGGTAGAGGCCGAAGACTACTTTGAAGAACTCGGTCAAAAAGGTGCTCGTGGCTACTATGAACCACAGAACTCCGTCATCCGCCTCACCGAGTCATCTGACCTCAGCACCTTCCTGCATGAGTTCGGTCACTTCATGCTGGAGATGGAGAAGAAGGTCGGCGGCGATACGTGGAAGGACATCGGTAAATGGTTCAAGCGCAACGCTGCTGACGTAGCTGCTGAGGCTGAGGCGTGGCTGGCTGACACGAAGAACGACACGACCACCAAAGTCACTGAGGCCGATGTCACTGCGTTCGTGGACAACGGCACCACCGGTGAAAACATGAAGGACCGTGCGCTCTATGTCGCCACCCATGAGCAGTTCGCTCGCGCCTGGGAGCAGTACCTCATGGAAGGTAAGGCACCTTCGACTGAGCTGCACAACATCTTCCAGACCTTCGCCCGCTGGATGGTGGAGGTATACGAGAAGATCAAGGGTGCACTGCGCGTGAACCTGGACGATGAGATGCGTCAAGTGTTCGACCGCATGATCGCCACCGAGTCACAGATCAAAGCGGCTGAGGCACGGGCAAAGGTAGCACCGCTGTTCACCGACGCAGCGATGGCTGGCATGACCGAGGAAGCCTATCTGAAGTATCTGGCCAAGGTGGCCAAGGTCAGCGACAAGGCGGCTGAAACGCTGCGTGACAAGCTGATCAAACAACTGACTCGCCAGACTGAACAGTGGTGGACCAGCGAGCGCGATGACATCATCCGCGAAGTGTTGACGGATCTGCGTGCCACTCGCACCTACAGCACCATTGACGCACTGCGCTACGGCACGGTGAAGCTGGACAAGGCTGCAGTCAAAGAGATGGTCGGTGACTTGCGTATCAGCAAGCGTGGTGTCGAGTTCAGCGCGGTCCCTCGCCAGCTCAACAACATGACCCTTGACGGTATGCAGGGCATCCACCCGAATGAAGCAGCTCTGATGTTCAACTACTCATCTGGCTCTGAGCTGCTGAGCGACATCATGAACGCCAAGCCGATTGCTGAAGTGGCCACCGAGGCTGCTCAGAAGATCATGCTGGATCGCCACGGTGACATCTTGAACGATGGTTCAATTCAGCGTGAGGCCGATGAGGCACTGCAGAATGAGGAACAAGGTAAGCTGATCCTGGCTGAACTCAAAGCTCTGAACCGCAGAGTCAACGTGGACCGCATCAACCTCAGTGACATGGCGAAGCGCAAGATCTCCGAGCTGTCCTACCGCGAGATCAACACCCAGCGATACCGTGCTGCTGAGCTGCGTGCTGCTCAGGAGGCCGCTCGCATGTTGGCCGAGGGTAACACTCAGGGTGCGGCTGACGCGAAGATGCGACAACTGATGAACCACTACCTCGCCCGTGCGGCTCTGGAAGCGCGTACTGCCATCGAGAGCATCCAGGGTGACATGGCTCGCTACAACAAGAAGTCGGTCCAGGAAGCCATTGCCAAAGCGCAGGGTGGGTACTGGCAGCAGATCGAGAAGATCCTGACTCGCTTCGAGTTCCGCAAGTCAGCAACCATGAAGAGTGTGGACAAGCTGAATGAAAGCATTCAGTCGTGGGCTGCGGGCAAGATTGAGAACGACGGTGACGCACTGATCATCTCTGACGCAGCAGGGGACGAGAGCTACGTGACGCACTGGAAGAACGTGCCCTTCGGTGAGCTGCAGGGTATCGCAGACACTGTGAAGAACATCGAGCACGTTGCCCGCTACGCCAACAAGATCACCTACCTCGGTGAGCAGCGTGACTTCGAGGACGTGGTGAACATGTGGACCGAGAGCATCGACACCAAGGTCAAGTCAGTGTGGGCACCGAAGATCATCCAGACTGTGCAGAAAGAAAGCACGAAGCGCATGGCCAAGTGGCACATGTCACAGCTCACCAAAATCCCCTACATGATGTCGTGGCTGGATGGCGGGGAGCGTGTGGGCATGTCTCATGAGCTGGTGTCGCAGCGCATGAATGACGCATTGAACCGTAAATTCGAGCTGTTCAAAGAGATCACTACACCAGTCATTGAGGCGATCAAGGCGTTGTCAACGGCTGACAGAAAGCGTCACATGCGGGAGGTGTTCATCGAAGAGATTGGCGAGAACATGAAGGGCAGCCAGATTGTCGCTGTGGCACTGAACGTCGGCAACGCGGGCAACCTGAAGAAGCTGCTGCTGGGTGAAGGCTGGGCTGATCCCAGAGACCCCGCGTCAATCAGCCTGGACAACCCGAAACTGCAAGCCATTCTGAAGCACATGACGAAAAGCGACTGGGATCTGGTGCAGAAAATCTGGGATCAGATGGAGTTGCTGTATCCAATGCTTGAGGATGTGCATCGAAAATCCACCGGTTTAACGCCACCGAAGGTTGTGGCTACACCGGTTCAGACTCCTTTCGGTGAGTTCCGTGGTGGTTATTACCCACTCAAGGGTGATCCAGGAAGATCCAATCAGGTGCAGAAGAACCAGAATAAACTGGACGCGGCGACTGACTCACTGTTCTCCACGTTCGGCAGCATCCATGCGTCCGTGTTCGCCTCTGCAACTCAGGAGCGCACCGGGGTGTACTACCCGCTGGACTTGAACCTGGACGTGGTGCCAAACCATTTTGAAGAAGTGATTCACTTCATCACGCACCATGACGCAGTGAAGCAGGTGAACAAGCTGCTGAACAACGACAAGGTGGCCACGTCCATCAAGAAGGCACTGGGACCAGAAGAGTTTGCACTGCTGCGCCCGTGGCTCAACGACGTGGCCAAAGACGGGAAGCAGTCTGGCATACGCAAAGGGTTCCTTGATCCTGTGCTCGGTCGTCTGCGTTTCGGTGTGACGCTGGGTGTGATGGGCTTCAAAGCCACCACTGCCATCATCCAAGTGGCGGGTCTGAGCAACGCCATTGCTGAGGTTGGACTCGGCAACATGAAGAAAGCGTTCCGCATGATCCTGAACTCACCGAGTGACACCGAGAGTGCGAAAGAGTTTGCGTTCAACCGCAGCAAGATCCTGAAGCACCGAATGACCACAATGGATCGAGAGATGCGCGACATCATGGGTGATCTGCAAGGCAAGCGAGGGGTCATCGCAGCAATGCAGGAAGTGTCCATGAAGCACATTGCTTTCGTGCAGACCTACATTGTGGACATACCATCATGGTATGCAGGGTACTCGAAAGAGTTGGCCATCAGCGGCGATGAGGTCAAGGCAGCGCAGTATGGTGACTGGGTGGTCGAACAGATCCAAGGCTCCGGTGCCACAAAGGACATGGCTGCACTGATGCGCGATCCGTCGAAGGCTACCCGACTGTTCACTATGTTCATGACCTTCTTCAGCGCCAAGTGGAATCGTGACCGTGATGAATACCGTGGGGCACGTTCTGGCAGGTACTCCACCAAATCAATCGCTGCATACGTGATGTTCGCCTACACGATCCCTGTGCTGTTCGACATGCTGCTGCGCGGCGAGATCGGTGATGATGAGGACGATGAGGAAGACAACAACATCCAGGATATGCTGACCACTACAGCGATGTACGCGGTCGGTGGCGTCCCGTTCGTGCGTGACATCGCCAACGGGGTGATCGGTGAGTATGGCTACTCCATGACACCGATCTCCAGGATCATTGAAGGCGGCGTCTACGGTATCCCCAAAATCATCGAAGGGACCGCCACCGACGAAGAGATCACCAAGGCACAGTGGAAAGCAGCCACCGAATTCATCGGTGCGATGGCTGGTATCCCTGGTGTCTCGCAGATGTGGATCACCGGTGAAGAGGCGTATGACGTGCTGGTTGAAGGTGAAGATCTCAGCTTGACAGAGTTGTTCCTTTTCCGTGGCGAACAGTGATAAACTACTTTACAAATTCGGAGGATTGAGCGATGGGCATACGCAAAGCGTTGGTTGGTGAAGTTGATGGAGATCTGTATCAGGTTGTTGACTTGTCCGTTGACGCAGGGGTCACGATCCCCGGACCAGTTTTGCTGAAAGGCGTCTATGTGAACACAGTCATGTCTGCACACACGGTGCTCCTGAAAGATGGAGCCACTACCGTGTTCACCTTACCGGCGTCACTTGCTGCAGGAAGCGAAAGAAATTTCGGGAGCAGGGATGGTGTGGAGTTCTTGACCAGCATCGTTGTAACACCGAACGTAAGTTCTACAGGTAACATCACTATCGCTTACAGACCTCTGAACTGATGGAGAAACAGTCATGGATGAACTTGACTCACTTCGCCAGGAGCTACGCAGAGAGATGCAAGAACGACACGAAGCGATTGATCGCCGCCTTGATGCCGGTGATAGAAACTTTCAAGAGCTGATAGTGTCCACCAAAAAGAACACTGAAGCTATGACACAACTGATCGAAGAAACCAGCGGCATCATCAAGCTGTACCGCGATGTCGAAGGGGTATACCGTTTCGGCAAAGCAGCACAACAGTTCGGTCTCTGGGTCATAAAGTGGCCGGTGATCGGCACCGGTATTCTGGCCATGTACTTCTGGCTCAAGGAAAACTTCCCATCATGACAGTAGAAACCAGCAACATCACCAGTGGTCCATACACCGGAAACGGGTTGCTGGATGAATACGACTATGATTTTCGTATCACCAACAAATCTCAACTGATCGTCTATGAAACCGACGACGACGGTGTACAGACGATCCTGACGGTGGATACAGACTACACGGTAGCTGGCGTCGGCGTCGATGAGGGTGGCACAGTCACCAGAGTCGCGGGCAATCTTCCGACAGGATATACGTGGTACATTCGTTCCAATTATTTAGCGCAGCAGGAAACCGCGTTTGCTTCCCAGGGCGGGTTCTTCCCTCGGACACATGAGGCTGCGTTCGACAAGTTGACCATGCTGATGCAGCAGGTCGAAGATCAGATCCAACGATCACTGCGACTGGCCAGCGGTTATTCCGGGTCAGCTTCACCGGTGCTCAGCGCCCCTGTCGCCGGTGCTTATCTTCGTTGGAGCAATGACGGGCTGTCCTTGATCAACGATGACGCTATCTCCGTGGTGGCCACCATCACCGGTGCAATCAGCACGGTGGCAGGCATTGCTGATGAAGTAGAGGATGTTGCAGCAATCGCTGCGGATGTAACCGAGGTTGCCGACAACATGGCAGCGGTGGTTGCTGCACCAGCAGCAGCAGCTTTGGCAATGCAGTGGGCCATCAAGACTGACGGTCCCGTTGCTGACGGTGAATACTCAGCAAAGTATTGGGCGCAACAGGCTGAAGCAATCGTTCAAAATACCTACCTTCCCCTTGCTGGCGGCACCATGACCGGTGTGATCGTGTTTGATGAAAGCCAGACCTTCCCTGTAGAGGGTGTCCCCGGCTTCCTACTAATGGCTCAAGGAGTAATCTAAATGTCCACAACACCCCAGTACGCATCGACCCCGCGAGTCGGGATTGCACAGATTTCCACAGCGAATACCAATCGGGATGGCACCGGCACTATTGGTACTGTCTTCACCGCTGGGGCGAACGGGTCGCGGATTGACGCACTTGCAATAAAAGCCACCGGTACTGTCACGGCTGGCATGGTTCGATTGTTCGTGAACGATGGAACAAATACTCGGCTGCTGGCTGAGCTTCCTGTTGTCGCAGTGACACCGGCAGCATCGACACCGGCATACGAGGTGCAGCTCAATCAAAATACGATGGGCCAGCTTTTCCCAATCATCCTGCCGACTGGACACAACATCGGCGCAAGTACGCAGAACGCCGAGACATTCAATGTCTTTGGCTTTGGGGGGGATTTCTAATGAACAAGGGAACGTATGGCTATCCACTGCCCCCCAGCGCACCGACCCGTGTAGCGCCTCCTGAGTGGAAAAACAGTAAAATGTTCCTTACTCCGGGAACCTACACAACCGAAGTCGTTCCGCAAAATGTCTACCAGCTTGGCTTTTTCATAGCTGCGGGCGGGGGAGGGGGTGGAGCGGCGGTTACTAACGCTGCTTATGATTCCAAGGCTGTCGGCGGCGGTGCTGGCGGTGCAGCGTTCGTAATTATCGACGTTACTCCGGGGCAGGTGCTCCCGACAATTACAGTGGGCGCGGGGGGCGCTGGTGGTTCTGTGGCGTCCACTCTTGCAGCTTCGTCAGGATCAGCAGGGGGGACTACTAGCCTGTGGACTGCGGCTTCCTGCACAGGCGGCGCAGGGGGCACAGCCAGCAATGCAGGCAGCGGGGCAGATGTTGCGGCTGCGGCTGCGGGAACGGCCACAATAGCCGGGTTAAGGGGGTTTGCTTACACAGGGGGAACCTCTGGAAGCATCACCAACACTGGCACCGCCGAGATGGGGGCGGCCACAGGGGGCGGCAGTATTTTTGGCGGAGCTGGTGGTAGCGTTTCTAGCAATCACACTACTGTAGGTGGCCTTGCACTTGCTACTGGTGGTGGCGGGGCGAAGGGCAATGGCGGCGCTATATCTCATACTGGTGGCGGAACGCTGGGGTATTTCACAGTCACAGGTGGGGGCGGCGCAAATTTTGCGGGAGGCTCTCTAACAGGAACAGTGGTCAATAATAAAGCCACAGGCGGTGGCGGCACTGCAAGCGCAGGTGTTAATAACCCCACCACAGAGACAGGGGCGGGAGGTGACGGAATAGGCGCACTGGGCGGAGCTGCGTCTCTTGTGTCGGCTGGCAACGCAGGAGCCAACGGTGCCGACACAAGTAATGCAACTTTACCACAAAGGCTGCTTAGTTTATTAGCTTTAGGCTCTGGCTCTGGCGGCGTAGCTTTCTCCGGCACTGGAGGAGCAAATGCGGCGTCTGGCGGTATAGGCGGCGGCGGCGGCGCGGCGAAGTCGACAACCACAGGCGGCGCCTTTGGCGGTGCGGGGGGGCTTTTCGGAGGAGGAGGTGCGGCGACAGTCAGCGGTAACGGTGAGCTGGCGATAGGCGGCGGCGGCGGGTTTGGGTGCGGCGGCGGGGCATCAGCGCCGCAATGGGGCGCTGGCGCACCAGCTCCTCGGGGCGGTGTAGGTGGTGTAGGTGGTGGTGGTGGTGGTGGTGCGGTTGGGTACACAGCCTCTGCTTGTACAGCAATAGGCGGCGCTGGCGGATCAGGAGTCGTCATCATGTATTGGACAGAGGGCTACTGATGAACTGCTCAACGTGCCAATACTTCATGCCGCAGTCTGACACCCAAGGAATCTGCCGAAGGTACCCACCAACGGTTCTGATCCACGACAACGGCCCAACAGTTTCAGTTTTCCCGCCCATGCTTGTAGAAGGCTACTGCGGCGAGCACAAGGAGATTCCAAATGAAAAAAGCGTGGATTGAGAACAACCAGATCAGAGACATTGCCATTGGTGATCCTGCTGGCTTGTACCACCCGGACGTTGCAGCGTTCTATGACACCGATGTGCCTGACGAAGCGCAGAACGGCGATGGCTGGGTGGACGGACAGCTCGTTCCCCGACCTATCCCGGAGCCATCTACACCTGAACCAGTGGAGCCCGTGGTCGTCTACCCCACAGTCTCAGCCATCGAGTTCAAGCTGCTTTTCACCTCGGTGGAGCGCATTGCGATCAAGACCAGCGTTGACCCGGTGGTGCAGGACTTCTTCAGCCTGATTGAAGACCCGCGACTGACCAGTGTGCGCCTTGGCCTGAAGTCTACTCAGGACGCGCTGACCCACCTTGAGGCCACGGGCATTCTGGATGCTGGGCGCAAAGACGAGATTTTGACCGGAGTCGCGGTTTAATCAGAAGAAGTTCACCGTCAGATCGTTCGTCGTGATGCCGTTCTTGTATCGTTGCAGGGCGGCTTTCAGACCTTCCTGGTCATCAGTCTTCCTGGAGATGGCATCAGCCACCGCGAGATCCACGGTGTCTCTGCACAGGATATGGATCACAGTCACCTGCTCCTTCTGCCCTTGCCTGTCGATGCGTGCGTTCATCTGCATGTAATACTCCAGGCTCCACGGCATCCCGAACCACACCACGATGCCGCCCGACTCCTGCAGCCCGTCGATGCCATGTCCCATCGAGGCAGGGTGGCCGATCATCAGTCGGATCTTCCCTGAGTTCCAATCGTTGATGACCTTCTCGGTGCGCGTCGAAGCCACTTCGGTGAGGTTCACCGGCTTGTACTTGGCGAACGCCTTCATGATGCGTTTGGCATCGCTCACGAAGCTGTAGCTGCACAGCACCGGCTTCCCTGCTGCTTCCTCCAGGATCGACTCTAGCGCCTCTATCTTCGCGTCATGGACCGCCTCAAAGCCTTCGGTGATGTCAACGCCATTGGTATAAGGAGATCCGTTGCAGTTGTGAACAATAAGTATCTGACCTTCTGCCCCACGCACAGTGAACCGGTGTCTTTTCCCGGCGTTGATTAAATCATAGACCTTTTTGACCCTGGTGGGAGTAGCAGATCTGACTCGTTCCACCCCAGCTTGATCCGTTGGTGTATTGTCACATCCTTCACTCCATACCGGCGTGACGCCTGAGCGATGGTCATCCTCCCCATCGGTGTGTTGATGTAATGCGAAGTCCTTTTGTTGTTCGATTGTCTGGTCATCAGTCTCCACCTGCAATTCTCCGGGGTATAGTGACCGTTGTTGTCCAGTCTCTCGATGCTGGCGTTCTCCCGGTAGGTTGCCCCCATGTCTTCCCAAAACGCAGGGAAAGACTCGTCCCACCGCTGACAGACCCTGATCCCCCTCGCACCATAGTTCGGGTAATCCTTGTCCTTCGGGTCGTTGCATCTCAGTCGCATGTTTCTCCAACTGACATACTGTCTGGTCCGTGACATCCCGTGACTGCCACGCTGCTCGATCAATGTTTCGCCTCGCTTGCACCCGCAGGATTTCACTCCCGGTCGAGACTTGTTTCTCATGTTGACCCCTATCGCCACAAACTGTTTGCCGCAGTCGCACTTCACCAACCATGTTGCTCTTTTTGCTTTCGTTTGCGTTGACCCGTGTCTTGACAACACCGTCAGGTAGCCGAACCGAAGCCCGGTTAAATCTGTCACAGTCATTACCATTAATAATCTCCCCGGCTTCTACCCACCCACTGACAGTCAACACTTTGTGATCTGGTGTCATGAGTACGCCATCGCATTCTACAACTTCACGTATGCCATTGTATACAAGACTGTAGACACTTACCCACTCTTCACCGTCCCATACTTTGTCACCTTTCTGGAACTGTTCAATAGGTTTCCAGCCTTTGTCGGTTAGAACATCAGTGCCTTCAGCAATACAAATTTGCAAACATTTATTGGAGACAGACGACTTGCTGAACAGCTCGATTTCACGACCGCTGTCGAACCTGGTGAACAGTTGCTTCTCAACATCTTTGTAGTGCGCCAACGCTTTCGCTGGGAGATCCACCATCATGTTGACGTAGTTCACCACCGGCATGTCCAGGTAGTCTTTGGCGTCCATCTTCAGCGTAATGTCGCTGATGTTCTGCTCGATCCACCGTTTACCCAGCTCGGTCGGTGTGTACTTCCAGCCGTTGTAGTCGGAGGTGAAGTAGCTATCTTTGAAATGTGTTACGAATTCACCCAGCCGCTCACCGCCATCGACAGCGAGGTACTGACCGTGCAGGTCCAAGTAACCGTTGGCCGCTGGTGTACCGGTCAGGCCGCTGCGGAACTTGAAGTGGGGGATCATCTTCCTCCACCCGGTGAGCTTCACCTGATACTCCTGACCACGCTTGTCTTTGCGGTCACGCTTGCCACCAGCCACCCTGACTGCGGTGCTGTTCTTCAGCTTCGACACCTCGTCATAGACCACCATGTCGAACGGCAGAGGCAACCCACGACTGAGGTAATAGTGATCGAGCTGCTGGGCCAGCCAGTTCATGTTCTCGTAATTGCACAGGTAAATGTCAGCGTCGTTGAACATCGCCCGCAAACGCTTCTCAGGGTCGCCGTGGATAACGCTGAAGCGCAGGTGCTTGGTGTGTTCCCACTTGCGAGCCTCACGCGCCCACACCGCCTGGATCACGCGCAGAGGGCCGAAGATCAAAGTCTTCCGCACCAGCCCAGCGCGCATCCTGTCAACGATGGTGGTCTCAGTGATGACGGTCTTCCCCAGACCCATGCCGAGCCACAGCATCGAGTCCTCGTGCATCAACTGGTGCATGATCGCCGTCTTCTGGTAATCGTGGAGCTGCTGCGGGGTGAGTAGGTCAGCCATCACCACACCTGCAGGGCAAAGCGTAGATTGTCATACAGGTCTTCGTCGTCACCATTGGCAAGGATCTTGATCATTCTCTTCGGGTCGAACTCCAGCGTCATGCTGCTGCTGGATTCCAATGGTTTAATATCAGAGGCGTCGATCCACAAGATCATGTCATAGAGGTGCCAGGTTGCCTCATACTCGCGGATGTTCCTCAGCCCACAGTAGATGTCGTTCTCGGCAAGGATCTGATTGGTGAGGTTTGCTGGGTCATCTGCGTTGATCGCTGCGATCAGCTCATACCATTCAGCACGGTGATTGTCGCGGTCCTTGTAGCACTCTTCAACGCTGGTGTAACCGTAGCGGTCCTTCAGCACCGGGTAGACGACTCGCTCTGCACAAAACCAGCTAGAGTCTGCGTATCTGAGACCCAGCAGCTCGGCAATGAATTTGGCAGCAGTGGTCTTGCCGTGATTCTTGTGGCCAATAATCAAAATTTTCATCGGTACTCACTCTTGATTGGAAGTTCCCAGTAGGCGTCGTTGATGTACTTGTTGACACCGCTGTTACCGTAGATCGTGGTTACTATCACACCCATACCACGAAGTCTTCTGTGTTCGTTGATTTGAGCAACTGACAGTTCACCGTCATTAGTCTTCACTTCAGCAAAATGGATGCGAGGGTCTTTGCCGACGACAGGGATGAACACGATCTGCTCAGGCACACCATCGCGGTTCGATTTCTTCCATGCACGAGTCTGGCCACCCAGATGCTGCTCTACCTTTTCATCCAGGTAGACTTCGACTTTGTTCTCACGCACACCCATTACTCATATCCTTCTGACGGGGTTTCTTTGATCAGTTTACGGATCTGGACAATTTTTTCACTAGCTTCCCGGCGTTTCGGAGTGTCACCCCAACAATCAATCGTTCGTTCCAATTTATTTAATTGGTTTTCTATAATTTGCTGAAGTTCTTTATCCTTCATAATCTTCATACACCTCGGGTTCATTGTCATGCTTCATCAGGTGGACCAGCTTCTCGGCTTGCTTGATGTAGTAGTCATAGTTCAGATCGCACGGATGGTAGTTGCTATGATACCACTCGGCGTTGCTCAGATCGTTGCATAGTGTGACACCCCACCCGGTGTGAATACCGATTCGTCGGTCCTCGTGAACGGATTTGTTCTGGGTGTGGATGCGAGCGTCCCAGACATCAGGTCCAATTTCATCCATCACTGAAAAATACTCAGAGTCAGACACCTTCGGTGACTTCTTGAATTGTCCCTCCATTCCTTCTTTGGCGGGCATCACCTTCTCCAGCTTCTTGCCCGACGTTGACACGTAGTATCTGACGGTGTTCTGCACGCGCTCATCACCGTGCATCAACAGAGAGTTGCGTGGAACCTTGGTGCGACCGAGGAAGTCATACACGTCGGTGTGGTTCTCGATGAACTGTCTCAGCGGTATGCCGTGCACCAGATGCGCCTCTGTGGCTTTGGCTATGACACGGAAGGACCAGTCTTTGTGCCACGGCAGCTCGCGGGTGCCTGGGTTCTCCAGCGCAGTCTCATAGGCGTATGCACCAATGCGTTTGATCTTCCCGTCTTCCTTCACCGCGATGTAGTTGTTCACGTCACGGATGAACATGGACTTGTACAGTGCCTCTTCCAGCGTCAACTGAGTCAGCAGCTCCCACCATCGGCACACCGCTCTGACGTGGGTGAGGAACGGACGTGGGCATAGGAACGTCACACCGTCCGTGTTGGCCTGCACCATCTGCAGCCCTGGGGTCTTGATCAACTGTTCCACCAACATGCACAGCAGGAGCTGCCCGTTGATCGTGATCGACATGGTGTAGAAGGAGTCGAACAGTGGCGAGTACATGTTGTTGCTGTTGCCATACGCACCATTGAGCGCGAGCTTATAGGCTTCATTCTCCGGGGTGCCCTTGCCGTAGGTCTTGCGGGTGTGGAACACCTCGTCATAGGCCACGCAGAATTGAGGACCGAGGTGCGCTGGATACAGTTGATTCTTAATGCCCAGGTTCGGGTAGAAGCTGGCCACGTCGATGTCAACGATCTGGTTGTACTCATCGCTGTGAATGATCTTCGCATCCAGAGAAGCGTGCAGCCCCCCGGTGCCAAACTTGTACTCGAAGCCATCGACCACAGCCACCATGTCTTTGAACACACCCTTGGTTTCGGTGATCACCTTGGATGCGAACTCAGCATGGATCTGCTGGAACTCGGGACGCTGGAATCTGACGTAGGGGAAGATCACTTCTCGCAGGTCGATGCGTTCACGGATCGTCTGCTTCTTAGCTTTCCTGCCATCGACCACCGCGTAGCATTCCACCCCTGCAGCCTGGAGACTGGACAGCAGAATCTTCTCTCCGATTTTCACATCGGAACAGTTCATCATGTCACTGCCGAACTTGGCAGTCAGTGCCTTCCGCATGTCGATCTGAGCTTTGGAGTGGTTGAGGAATCGAATGGTCTCGGTGGTATCTCGATGGTTGTATGAGCGCAGCACAGGAGCCTGCTGCTCGGTCAAGAAGGTGCCCACCTCAAACGGCAGATCCTCCAGGTGAGGGGAGCGCATGTTAAACTCCAGCACCTTGAGGCTGGTGGACTTCGCTTTGTTGTCGAAGTGATGCACCTTGAACAGATCCAGTTGCGGGAACAGATGGTCACTTTCCCAGATCACATGAGCAAACCGTGCGTTGAATGGCGCGTTGATGATGCTCATCGCTTTGGAGTAGATGTCACCAGCCCTGATCGGTGCGAACCGGTTCTGGTAGATCCAATGGATCACCGGGTAGTCGAAGTGCATGGTGTTGTACCCGACGCCAGTCTTGCCTTCAGCTCGGCAGCGGTCAATGAATCTGATCAGCAGGTCCAGATCATTGCGCCAGTCACTGATCTCAAAGAACCATTGACCGCCGTCGGGGGTGGTTGCGTCCAGAGTGAAAATGTTAGGGTACGTTTCAATGTCGTATCCAACATACTCACCCGGTGGGAGGCAGAAGAGGAAGTCAGGACTAATCACAGATGATCACCGTCTTTTCATCGTGGTTGAATTCAATGTCGATTTTATCAACCAGACCGAAGTCAACCCAATTTAACTTGTACCCCCGTACATCACGGCCATTCTCTTCCTTCTCTTTGCGGATGGCGTCATGCAGCAGCTTCTGGAATCGTTTTAGTTCCATCAGAATTTCTTCCCATTTTCCAGCGCACGGTTCTCACGCTTGTGATCAGCACGACGCTTGTTGTACTCGAACTTCTCAGCCATCGCAGCCATGATGTCGTGACCCTGGAGTCGGGCGACTTCGATGATGCTGAACACGAGATAGCTGTATTGAAAATCCAACGTGTGCCTGTCGCCGCCGTCATTGTAATATCTGACGCGATCAGCAAGTCCTGTCACAGTAGTGCACAGCGACAGGTGTCTTTCGGCAGCATTGCTGTAGATGAGTTCGTCATCGAAGATGATGTCTTTGTGAGCTTCTCCGTGTAGCTGCAACTCCATCCTTCCACCCAGGTCCAGTGTCCTGATGAGTGCGTCAGCCAGCTCCACCTCTTCCATCTTGCGGTGGATCAGGTGGTCGTCCATCAAGTCTTTGCGAACACCCTCGGTGGCCTCAGCAATCTCGGTGATGATCAGCATGATCTTCTCAAGAAGGGAAGGATTATTGTCCCACCAGCCGACATCAACATTGTGCTGGTGAATCTTTGTTGTCCATTCGTTCAATACTACTACTGTTGGTTCCATCTTTGCGTCCTCTGTTATTGATTTAAACACCGGAGAGCAGCCTGGTGGCGGTTCCAAGCACCTCCCGAGTAACCCTACGACAACTCGGTGCAGGCTGCTCTCCGGTGCCCCCTCGTGAGAAGGGGCGGTGGATCAGACGAAACTTGGTGCGATCATATACCCGTGTTCAATCAACATCTGGTCAGTCCAACCTTGAGACACGAAGGACTCGTATGTTGCACCTGCTGCCTTCGCTGTCATGATCCGTGCAGGGGCAGGAGCAGGGGCAGGTGCAGGGGCAGGAGCAGGGGCAGGTGCTGGTGCTGGTGCTGGTGCTGGTGCTGGTGCTGGTGCCACCAAGTACCCGTGTTCAATCATCGCCGCGTCAGTCCAACCTTGAGACACGAATGACTCGTATGTGGCACCCGCTGCCTTCGCTGTCATCACCTTCGCTGCTGCTGCCACCGGTGCTACTGGTGGTGGAGCGTAACCCGGCGTCGGTGCTGGAGCTGCGGTGTAGGCTGCTGGAGCTGCACTTACGTTCGCAAACATCGCTTCTACTGAAGGCTTGTTGTCCAGACGACCGAGCTGTCCTACCTCACCAGTGATCATGACGCCGTTGAGCCAACCACCGATACCACCGGTGCCTTTGGAGTAGCCACTGATTCCAGCGTTCACATAGGCCAGCATACCGCTGAACACTGCGCCAGGATCAAGCACAGGTTGCATGTCACGATCAACCACTGACGGTTTGTCTTCAGCTTTGGCGCTGCATGAGAACACCCACCAGTCAGCCAGACGCGGGTCATAATAATCCTTGCCGAAGAACTTCTCATGATAGTTCATCAGACACACGTCAGCCTTCGCCGGGACCACACCTGACGGGTAGGTCTCACGGAACGCTACATCAAAGTCAGCGCGCAGACGCGCCAGCTCAGGGTCATTCGGTGGGAACAACAGTTGCGTGCCATACTTCGGCTCGGTCGCACCTTTTGCCAACTTCGGTGTGAACAGTGCAGGGAAACTCAGAATACCTTTATATGTTGCCATGTTGAATTGCCTCTTCTTTTACAGGAATGAAACGGTTTCAGCCGCAGGGGTGTCAATGAAACTGACGACTGCAGCAGGTGGTGTATCGAGGAAGTTCACCGGTGCTGCTGATGTGTTGACCACATCACCAAACATCATGTTCACATCCTTCTCAGCTTTCTTGTTGTGCGCGACACGTTGCAGCTTGTTCTCACCAGCTTTGAACGTGACAAATTCTTTCTCCAGGCGCGCAATCTGTTCAGGCTTCAGACTCTTTGAACCGAGGATCTGAGCCACTGACGCCAGCTTCTTCGGATAAATTTCTTCCGTCGGAAGCCTGCAGTTCCTGAGCTTTTTGGCGATGACTTCTTCAGCTTCGTTCCAGACTCTGCTGCCACGCGAGGGTGCCATCTCCCACCCGCTGATCTGTTGGCCAGCTTCAATCCGACGTTGGATCTCAGCCTTCGCCATGACGAAGATGTTCATGATGCCAGGTTCAGCATCAGCAAGTTGTGTCAGCTTCTCGTCAGTCATTCCCCCGATGTTCTCGGTGACTTCCTTCGCCAACACGTACAAGTCTGACCCTGCACCAATTGGTGTAATCTCTTGCATAGTGTTCAACTCCCGCTCACTTAGAGCAGTGCAATTTGGTTTGTGTTTGCACCATTTGCACCACCCTTTCCCACCTTTGTCGTCAGGTATCAATGGTGCATCTGGGCGATCAGTAGCGTCAGCAGCGCGAGAAAGGCGTTCGGCTTTTTTAACCACTTCTTCAGTTGTCAGTTCTTGCTTTCGCACCGTGGGTGTGGTCTTCGGTTGAACGATAGTGGCTCTGCCGCCGTGAGGTATCCGATCATATAGGAATGGTCCGACTTTCTGTGGACCGCTGCCGATGTATTCACGCATCTTGCCGAACAGATACGAGATCAACTGAGAATTGTCATCTGCAGCTACCCACTCACGCCCATCTTTGTAGTCGATGGCCTCAATGAACATTGCTTCATCGAATTCATCCAGCACAGTGATGGTGATGTCACAAGTTCCCCACCAATCCTTTCGACCAAAAGCTCCACCGGGGTCAGAGCGTGACTCAGACTTCACAACAACTTTACATTCAGGAAATTGTTCAGTGAGAGTGTTCACTCGATACAACACATAGTCGAGGCACTGCTGCACTCGATCTGCACGCTCAGAGCAGACGCTCCATCCTTCCACCTTGTCATGGTGATTCACACCGATCTGGTGACCGATGTAGACCTCTGCTCGGACGTTGTTCTCCAAGCACAGCTCCAGCAGAAGATGGCTACCAGTGCCGTCAACAGCAGCGTCACCCGAGATGTCAGGGTATACGGCTTCCTCACGCACGGACCCAGGGCAATGCGGCCAGCGGTGATTGGACGGTGACAATCTCGCGTGTTCACCCATCATGCCACCTGCTTAGAGGGAACCAGTTTCACTGCGTCGATGAGAGCCTGGGACTGAGCTGCAGGCAGGGCAGTCACACTGACGACACCGAATGTCTCACGCAGGATTCGATCAATGGGTTCACGGCTACCGATGCGCTTGAACTCTTCTACAAGTGCTTCGTTCAACTTCACCGCGTCCATCGGTGCTGCAGGTGCAGGTGCAGGAGCTGGAGCTGGAGCTGGTGCTGGTGCTGGAGCTGGAGCTGGAGCTGGAGCTGGAGCTGGAGCTGGAGCTGGTGCCACAACAGCAGCAACCACCTCAGCGATGTTGCCACCGCGTGCTTCTACTGCCGTGGCGATACGCTCCAGGGCTGTAGCAATGCGGCCAAAATCTTTTTCAATCGACATGATGGATTCCTCTAAGTAGTTTCAATTGGTTTTTGGGGGCGATGATGCGAAGTTTCCCGGCACTGAATGCACCGATCATCTCCCGCAGCATCTCGTGTGGCGACACCTCGTACTCACCGCACCGAGTATAGAAAGCCTGCTTGGCCTCTGCGCTCAGTCGCAAGTTCAGTGTGTCATCTAGCGTATTGCCGATGCTCATGATTGTTCCTCAAAAGATGTTGCGGATGGGTAGTGTCTTACCTTTGTATTACATTGTCAAGCATTGTATAGCTGTTGATATGAGGCACGTTTGCGGTATACTGGTGGTCCACTTTTAGAAACCACGTCAACATGCGAGGCGATCATCATGAATGACTATTAAAGTGATACCAAAAGTGACAAAAAAAAGGGCCACTTTTCAGCAGCCCAAAGAGTCTTACAAAGAAGCAATCCAACAACGACATCAGTATAGGCTATCAGATTATGCCTAGCAACAAAGAGTTCCTGGAGACATTGTTCGGCAGTGATGCACCGTGGGTGCACGTCACTGACTTTACTTTTGATCCAGATCACATTCCAGAAGATCAACATCTGATCGCTTGGCGCGGTGACTATTTTTCTCGCTACCGTTTCCATGAGACCAGCAACCAATACTTCACCATCAGCAGATTCTATGCTGATGAAAAGCAGCAGGCACGCAGACGTAAAGCACTTTACATTGCAACCAATGTGATCGTGCTGGACGATGTGCGTGAGAAGCTGTCGATCACCCAGGTGCAGCGACTACCCGAGCCGACATGGATCATGGAGACATCTCCTGGGTCCGAGCAATGGGGGTACTTGCTTGACACACCATGCACCAATCGTCAGCGAGTAGAGAACCTGCTCGATGGGCTGGTGGCCAACGGTCTTGCACCAGATGGTCGTGACCCAGGCATGAAGGGTGTGACCCGGTACGTTCGATTACCTGACGGACACAACCTGAAGGCGAAGAAGTTCATCAATGGTCAGCCGTTCAAGTGTCGCATCCTGACATGGAACCCCTTCAATGTGGTGACGCTGGAGCAACTGGCTGCACCGTTCGCAGTCAACCTTGATGCTGTGCGTCGTGAGTCTCGGGTGGATGGTGCTGCTGCTGTGTCCGATCACCCGCTGCTGGCTATCCCTGACTTGATACGAGTCAAGGAGGAACGCAGTGACGGACGCTTCGATATTACTTGTCCTTGGGTGGGCGAGCACACAGACAAGATCGACAACGGCACTGCGGTGTTCACCAATGCTGACGGGACTATCGGATTCAAGTGTCACCACGGTGCATGTCAGACGCGCACAGGTAAGGATCTGCTGGCGCACATTGATGACCAGTACCCAGGGTTCAGCAGTGGCTTGAAGTCGTGGCAGATCCAACGCTCATTCGCTGATCTCAGTCAACCAGCTCCAGCTCCAGTACCTGCACCGAAGTCAATGAACAACCCACCACCGTTGATCCCACCTCTACCACCGATGTTACCCGATGTTCCCGGCAGCAATGCCAACGTCAACTCTGATCTGGGTCGTGCGTTCCACACGTTGCGCGACATGCAGCCGTTCAGTCAGCAGGCCAGAGATGCTGCGTGCACGTTGCTTCAGCTCGTTGACACACTGCAGGTGACCGACAGGTTGTACTGGCACAACCAGATCGCTGACTGTATGCGCTGGACGAAGAGTGAGCTGAAGACCATTGTCCAGGATCTGCGTGAGACTTGGTACAAGCGGTCTGCTGCGGTGAACTTCTTCGATGAGGTGATCTTCATTCGAGAGATGAACCAGTTCTATGACCGGCAGCGCAGGATCTTCTACAGTGCTGAGGCGTACCAGAACTCCTACGCTGACATGGACCCAGAGGCGCGTAAGCAGGCGCTGCAGGGCGGCATGGTCATGAAGGTGGACAAGCTGGACTATGCACCAATGAAGCCCGCTGTGTTCAGCGAAGGCAACGTGGTCTATGGCAACACCTGGACCGACAGCGGTGCGAAGGGACAACCTGGCGACATCAGCCGATACCTGAGCCACTTCGATGTGCTCGGGTGGGCGCGCAACAAGGCACACATCCTCAAGTTCTTCGCCTTCACCATCCTGCACCCGGACATCAAGATCAATCATGCGCTGATCTTTGGTGGTGCTGAGGGTATCGGCAAGGACTGGCTGCTGTATCCGCTGATGCTTGCGATGGGTGAGAACCACACCAGTATCGAGGGCGAGGAACTGTTGGCCAACTACAACGGCTACGTGATGAGCACCAAGCACCTGCACATCAACGAGGTGGAGCTGGGTGACCGTGACTCCACCAAGGCAGTCAGCGCCAGACTCAAGCCACTGGCTGCAGCACCGCCCGATCACATCCGCGTCAACGAGAAGTTCGTCAAGCCGATCAAGGTGCGGAACATCCTCAGCGTCACCGCCAGCACCAACTCGCAAGTGCCTGTGCGTCTGAACTCAGTCAGCCGCAGGTTCTACGCTGTCTGGTCGGATCTGAAAACCCGTGACGACTATGATGAGATGCTGCCTGAGTGGAAGGAGTATTGGGAGGATCGCTGGGCGTGGATGAAGGGTGGCGGTGCACTGGCTGTCATCGACTATCTGCGTACTCAAGTGGATCTGAGCAACTTCAGACCCGGCGAGTCACCACCCATGACCGAGTTCCTACGTGACATCCGTGAGGCGTCCAAGCCACCGATGCAGTTGACCATCGAAGCATTCCTCAATCGTCAGATAGGATGCTTCGAGGCTGATCTGGTGACTGGTGCCGACATCGCGGAAACCATCAAGGCTGGTGTGATCACCGACAGCAATCTGATCTACGCTGACTTGAAGTTGTTCACCCCGGTGCGCGTCGGTTGTATCATGCGTGACATCTCACAGGTGAGGAAGACTCGGGGTCGTGCGAATGGCAACGATCTGAACCTGTGGGTGCTGAGGAATTGGGAGAAGTACAAAGACATGAGCGCGACAGAGCTATACGGTCATTACGTTTCTCAAATTAACGAACTGAAGGGCAGGCCCAGGGCTGTGCTTACGGTGGTGAGATGAAAACTCAAACGGTTTACGATTTTCTGTTACCTGCAGCAATGCGACTGTTCCCCGCGCAATACTCTTCACCCGAGGCGGCGGCAATGCTGATCGCTATCGGGCTGCAGGAGTCTGACTTCAGGGACCGTCAGCAACTGATCGGTCATCATCGCAACTGGTGGCAGTCGTTGACTGGCCCTGCTGTGGGCTACTGGCAGTTCGAGCGGATCGGCATACGCGGGGTGCTGGGTCACCGGCAGACTGGTCCTATGGCACGCAGGGTGCTGGAGAAGCTGGGCTACCCTGACGACGTGGAGACCATCTACCGAGCACTGGTGCACAACGACTTGCTGGCTGTGGCGTTCGCTCGGCTGCTGCTGTTCACTGTGCCTGAGCCGCTGCCAACGCTCAAGTCACCGGCTGACTATGCTTGGGGGCAGTACCTGTGGGCGTGGCGTCCAGGTAAACCGAAGCCTGACCGCTGGGCTGCTCGATGGAATGAGGCAGTGATGATCGTTGAAGGGAGAATGCCACGATGAACTATGACTTGATCGAGGTCTGTGCGCGGCTGAGTGTCTGTGCTTACAGTGCCGAGGAACCTGGATACGATGCAAAGCAGCTTGAGACTGTGTACCTGGAGGACACCGACACAATGGTGCGAGTGTACCAACAAGGTAGCAGGATCATTGTTGCTGTGCGTGGCACCGTCAGCAAACCGAACTGGCGCACCAACCTGAGCGCGAAGAAGAAAGATAATGTACATGCAGGGTTCCGCAGCATAGCAGAGGCGTTGATCAACCCGCTGTTGAATATATTGCTGGACCCTGACCTCGGACCTTACTCACAGGTAGTGATGACTGGTCACTCGTATGGTGGCGCGGTGGCTACGCTGCTGGCAATGCGTTTGTGCGGTCCCATCGACGCGCTGATCACGTTCGGTCAGCCGCGAGTCGGGTCATCTATGCTGGTGCGTGAGTCAGTGATATGCAGCTACATCCGCGTGGTCAATGGCTCTGATGGTGTGACGCTGGTGCCTAAGTTCGGATACGGGCACGCTGGCACGCTGCTGTACCTGGCCAACGATGGGCGCAGGCTGGTTGATCCAAGCTGGGCTGAACGTGGGATAGACATGCTGAAGGACTGGTGGCATGAAACCATCACCGATCATTGGATGGGTGACTACTTTAAAAAACTGAGAGGTGCCAAATGAAACACGTTACTTTGTTGCTGGTTGCCATGCTGTCCTTCACCGGGTGCAGTGTTGTGTACTACGGGTCTGATGATCGCACGCTGATGGTGGTGGATCTTCACCCTGGTGGTGAGTCCATCGAGTTTGATGGTGAGTTGGATGGGGTGGCTAGTGCTACTTTGAACCGAGAGCAGGGGTCCAGTGAGGATGTCATCACAGATACAGTGGACAGCCTCACTGGGATTCCGGGACTTTAGTCTTTCTGTTCGTGAAGTCTCTGCTTCAACTCGTAACCCATCAGTGGCCAAATTTTTGCAATGGCTTTGTGAAAAGCTATTGTGCGACCAACTTCTGCGTCGAAGTCTTCAAGGCTTGCACAGGCTGCCTCACCGGTGACGGTGAACCCGTTTTTGAGAACCAATACGCAGAAGGTGAGAATACCCAGGCTTTCGTGACCAGAACTGCTACCTTGGTGAACGTCGTTGTTGCTTTTGTAAGCACCAAGCACACCATCCGCCGCCGTGAAGTAATACCAATGCAAAATGTTTGAGTTGATATTTTCTGTTGTTATTCTCGGCGCGGTAAGTCCCTTGTTGAGAATTTCTTGTTCAATTGGGTCATTCATTGTCTTGCTCCTGTTTAAAAGTTATTGGATACCAACTAGCAAAGCCTTCCAATCATCGGCAGTGTGTAGCACTTGATCATGCACATACAACCTGTCACCGGTTAGAACGATGTCTTCCGGTATGACCCAACGCCCACAGATGGGGCAATACTCTGCGTCATCCGTGGGCTTCGGTGTCATTCTTCTTTGCCCCTCGCCGCCTTGATCTCACGCACAAGCTCCCACAGTGGCAGCAACTGACCCTTGGTGAACGTCACGGTGCGCGACTCAGGCACCACGTCATCGGTCATGGTGGCAGTGGCGTCAAAGTCCCAGGGCAACTCTGTCAGTGCTTCAGTGACCCGTGTTGCCAGCTCACCAGCTAGCTTCCACTTGGCCACCGTGGCACGCTTGACCTTGGGTGTGGCATCAGGGGTAGCCTCACCCTGCACCGCTCCTGTGAGCACGCTCAGCGCCCCGTCAGCGTGCTCCTTGATAGTGTCGATCGCCAACGTCGCAGAGACCTGGCCACTGGCCACCAGATTCTGCAGCTCCTGGGGCGCATCAGCCAAAAGGAGCGAGTTGCCGACGTGAGTGGCAGTCTTGCCTACCCGACGCGAGATCTCGGCTGCATTGAGGCCATAGGCTCGCAGGCGCTTGTACACTGTGGCTGTCTCGATGGGTGTCAACTTCAACCCTTCGTTGCTGGTGGCGATACGGGCTACTCGGTCAGCGTCGTTGCCCTGGAACATACGGACATCGACGTGCTCGATCAGTGCGCCACGCTCCTTGGCAATCTTGTACGCAGCCAGTCGGCAGTGACCATCCACCACCTGCAGATGATCGTCG